CATCAACTCGAAGTCAAAATCGTTTTTGTAATGCTTATAGAACAGGTTGAAAGTTGTCATTGTCAATCTGCCAACCTCATGGAATGTAAAACCAAGTTTGTTACGCCCGATAAAGTAGAACCATATAAAGTCTATCGGCTCTGGTTCATCTTCATCGGGAATTATGCGTTTTTTTCGGCACTCTTAGTGCTGTCAACGACAACGCCATTCATTAACTGTGCGGATGATTTCAAGCCAATTTCTGTGATCATTCTGCCGACCTGCTTTTTAGTAAGCATCTTTTCTTCTGTACCATTTTCTTCGTTATCTATGTCAATTCCTTCATTCAGCATTGCCGTGATTCCAAAGATGACAGCCTTTGCATTTGGCTCACCATTATTTTTTGCACCATCTGTGAGTTTGCCCCAGTTTTCAAGCGTTCTGTACTTATCTTGAATAACTTCCATCACATTAAGATTGAAAACTAGCTTGTATTTCTTGCCTTTGTATTCAAGTGTCTTTGAAACTTCCTTCATGTTTACCCTCCTAAAAAAATAAGACAGGGACTAACCCTGTCTTAACTATTCTTTTCGGCTGAAGTCTTTGCCATCAGTCCTTCAAGATATGTGACAGCTTCAGTCTTTGTATTAAACGTCTTTGACTTTGACCATGTGCCATCAGCCAATGTTGAAACCGTTCCTGCAAGTTCAGTTGTGCTGAATGTTACGTTTTCACCTTTTGTAGAATCATCCTGTGACGGTTCTGAGAATTTAACTTTGCACAGGAATTCTACCGTGTACTTGTAAGCTCCGTTCACCATCTTTGTAACGATTCTTCCGAAACCTACATATGGCGCAACATCGTTTGCATTTCTGACAAGTTCCTTCCCGTCTTCAGCCACTGTATGCCCCAGAAGGTCTGCCATTGTCTGCACGTCTTCATTGTCGATTCCTGCTGTAACAGAACCCTTCTGGAAAGATGTATCACTTTCTGCCAATGCATCATCGGCATACAAAGACGCATCATTGTTGCTGATATCCACCTTACACGAAATAGCCTTGGCTGGCTTTTTCGCGCCATCATATTTTGCTGTTCCTTCTTCCGATTCCGTAAGTTTTGAGTATCGGAAGTTATTTAACCCGATTTTAGCCATTATTCGCTCCTTTCGATTGAAAAACATAATGTCTTGTGGTAATACTTCGTATCATCCTCATACATATCTTCGGATGAACGGTCAGGTTCCCACATAAACCCGACAGCTTTAAGCAATCCTTTTAACGCCTTGATAATCGGCTTGTAATTGCCTTTTGAGTAAATATCAAAATCATAATATTCAACGTAGTTCAGCAGTTCATCATCGCCATGTAACACGCTGTCCGCATCTGTCATTGTGTAAGTGATGTATGTTTCCGAACGTCCATTGTATCGTAAGAACTTGACTGGAATTTTTTTGCCGTTGACCGTGAAGTCACTCAATGTTTTTTCAATGAGGTTATTCATCTAACAGTCCCCCGCTCAACTTCTTCTGCGCTTCTTCCATTGCTTTCATAATCTGTGACTTTTTAAAAGACTTTCTGAAAAATGGATGCTTTGGATATTTCCTTTTGTCACTGCCATACTCGAACATATTAGCAACAAGTTGAGCAGGAGTCTTCTTGCCTTCCTTGTTCTTGAAATATCCAGTGATCATAACTTTCGTGTTGATACCATCATCTGATGGAGTTTTATACACACGTGACAGCTTCACGTTTTTTGTGAATCCTGAACTTTTCAGCGCCTCTGGAAGTGCCGAAATAGCATTCTTGTAAACAATCTCTGCGCCTGCTTGTGTCATGCCACCAAAGATGTGATCAAACTGCTTGTCGATGTAAGATATATCCTTCAGCACGCTATCATCAATATCAAAAACAATCTTTGCCATCAATGTGTCACTTCCTTTGCCTGAATCTCTAGTTCTACGCTGTTTTCATCAACGTTGTTCAGATATTCAATGGAATAAGTTTTGCCGTGAAACTCAATCAGCATATCCCTTGTGATCTCTGTTTTCGGATAACGAATTGTGAAGTTGGTGTATGCTTTTTCAAAATCAGAATTATTTGCAATCAACGTGAATCCCTTTGTAGTTCTCACGTATGCATATGGTGTAAGAACCACTTTCTTCTGTTCTGTCTGAAAGCCATCATCATCTGTCACAATCACCGTTTTGTAAATTGTGATACGCTTTGAATACTTCCCTGCGTTTAACATGGTTCACACCTCACAACAGATTCACACTGTGCATCGCAAGAATGCTCTGCACCGTGTTGTTCAGGTCTTTACTGTCAACATACATTGTTCTGTTATCCCACATGTCCTGACAAAGAATAAGCACCACTATCACAAATTCAGGATATTTGTCCAGATCATCAATCCCAGTATAGTTTTCGATGAAAGAAGTAGCGATGGAAATAAGCATGGTTAATGTATTTATATCGCTGTCTGTTACTTCGTCCAATCTCAAATAGTCTGCAACGCATTCTTCTGTAATATCACTGACTTTGCTTACTTCCATATTGCTTCACCCTTTCTTATTTGCCTGCTGTCATTACAAGTTTTGCAAGCTTTTGCGTATCGGCAACCTTTGCATCCCACTCAACGAAAGCAAGAATTCCAAGTAGATGTTCTTCTGCATATCTTTCTTGTAATACCTGCATGTTAGCATTTTCTGAAACCTTCACAGCTAGACCAGAGAAGTCACCGTAATAAATGGCTGTCTTCCCTGCAAGCATCTTGTCCATCGCATCAGAGCAATAAACGTCCTTGCCTAGAAGTGTATATCCCCATTTTGCTGTAAAGTCACGGTTCAATAAATAATCGCCTTCATTATCCTTTAACTTTCTGATTGCATTTCTAGTTTCACGGTTCATGATCCATACGGAATTAGCCTGATAGTTGTCGATTACCTTGTCCTGCACATCCATCAGCTCGTCAGATGTAATCTTTGTGGCTGTGGCAGTTGTAACAGTCATATCTGATGTAATGCCCTTTAAACCCTCAACCTTTCCTACTGTGCCGAACAGAATTTCATGTTCGAAATATAGTGCGATTGCCTGTGCCATTTTTGCTTCGACAAATCCCACAATGTCGAAATTGGAATTGTTAATCAAGCTTTTTGATATTTTTGCAAGGCAACGTGCAAGGAATCCACCAAGAGTGATCTGGCTGATAACAACCTTTCCAGATTCTGCTGTTGTTCCTTCATCTGCATATTGCATCACGATTGAACTGTTCTGTGCATCATACTTTGGTAATACTAGATTGCCAGTGATGTTATAGCGATCTGCCATAGAGAACACAGGTGAGATTTCGATAACCTGAGAAATGATTTCATTCCAGACTGTTGTTGGAATAAGTGTCTTTGCATCTGCTGGCATTGTAGGTGTGTCAGTATTCACAATGCCCCTGATTGCATTTTCAAATGCTTTGTGATCTTTTTCTGCATTTGTCATTTCAACAGGTGCGCTTGGCACTGGCTTCATGCTCATTTCTGCCATCTGATCATACATAGCAACAGTTGCATCAATGTCCTTTACTTCCTTTTCAAGGTTTGCAAACTGTTTTTTTTCGTCTTCAGACGGTAATCTGTTTTCTGCCTTTGCAGTTGTTAGCAGTTTTTCCATCTGAGCGACTTTTGAATTTCGATTTTCAATGAGTTCTTTTACGTTCATTTATTCACCCCTCCGTCTTCTTTAATGAACTAATAATATTCTCGTATGCTGAATAGTCAAGCACACGATCCTCAACAGGCTTTTTAGTCTGCTTTGGTCTTTTTAATGCATCTGGCACATGTTTATAGTTTCTAAACAAGTCCGTCGTACATGCTTGTACATCCTTCACACTGTCCAATGCGTTCACATTGAAATAATTTCCGATGTACATATCATCATCAGGATTGCCACAGAACCACGATTCGTTGTCAACTAGCTCTGCGATATTCTCTGCTGTGATCCCTTCTTTTGCTTTGGATTCATACATTGGTAACATTGTTCCGCTTTCAATCAGATTTAATGTGTCAATGTCATGCTGTAACTCGTTAGCATTTCCATAAGCATATGTCATTGGCTTGTGGATCATCATTACCGAGTTCTTGTAAATATTGATATCATCTGCAACCATGGCAAGATATGTTGCTGCACTTGCACACAATCCATCAATATATGCATGAATCGTTGCTCCTGTGTTCTGTCTAAATCGCTTTAACATGCTAACCATAGCTGAACTTGCAAACACTGAGCCACCACCTGAATTGATGTAAATATTAAAATCTGTCACACCGTTCAGACTGTCAAGCTCTGCCTTGAATGTGTTTGTGTCAATTGCTGTTTCTGACTTATCACCAAACCAGTCAGGCACGTTTTCATCAACGATATCGCCATAAATATAAAAATCAGCGCTTGTTTTCGTCAGATTCTTCAGATACTTGTAATTCATCATCTGCCCCCTTTTCAGTTTCTTCAACTTTCTCAGCCGTTTCTTCTTCATTTCCACCTGTCACCTGTCCAGTGTTTGGCGTGTAATATATTCCTGTGTTGGTGTCATACAATACTGCGCCAAGACCAACATTGATCACGTCCATACCCTCAATATAATTGAGATTTTCCATTCGGCGCAACTCATTGATAGTCATAAGTCCTGTATCTTTTGCAACCTTGTAAGCATCGAATCTTTCTTTGATGGTTGCTTTCACGATTTCCTTTGTATCGAATTCAAAGAAGAAATTTTTCTTTTCTTTCTCCAACAGCAACGTGCTGTTGATTGCTGTCTCAAATGCTTTAACTATCGGATAGATTGCTTCTTTGAATGTCAAGCTGAAGTCACTGTGAATATGGAATACTCCATTTATTTCATCCTGTAAAGTCTTCTTGCTTTCGTTTAACTGCATTTCAACGGAACTATTTGATGATTCCTGAAACTTGATGCCGTTGTTTAAAACCATGACATTATCGGTATTGTTCGTATATAGTCGTTTCCATGCATCCTTCAGCTTGTCGATTTCTTCTTGTCCAAGTCTGCGCTCTGCCTGTAAGAACCCTTTTTTGTTACCACCTGTCTTGACCAATCCAAGCTGATATACCAACGTACTGTATGCCGTTTCAAGGGCCTTTGAGATTTCTTCTGTCAATCCCTTTCCACTTGCGCCGTCTTTTGTATTTCTCAACAGCTTGATCATGTTCCACGGATATATTTTATTTGTGCCAACATAGAACTGTACGAAACGGTTCATTGGGTCGGAATTTGACCACACTGTGACGTTCATATCTGGAATATATTTCAGTGCCGTTACGTTGTTCTGTCTGTCTCTTTGAATATAACAATATCCACCCTTGCCAAGTAAGTAATCCTCGACCATGGCTTTTTTTGTCTGAAACCCGTCAAGCGTGTTTCCAGTGTCGCCATTAAGCATTCGTACACGGCTGTCTCTCTGAACTTCCTCAACTTTGCCGTTTTTGTACTTGTAAAGTTTAACAGGCATTGACGCAATCGAACCACTGATAAAGTCAACGGCACCTGATACGGCAGGAAGTGTCAGTGCTTTATCCCTTGTGATCTTCTCATTATTGAGCAATGCTGATAACAGCACATCGTCAAGCTGAACACTTTGATCGTTAAGATTTAATTTATTCATAATTTTTCTGAATAGTGCCACTCTCATTACCGCCCTTTGTTAGTATTTTCTATTTGAAACATTTTTACACCCATATATTAGCATAAATGCACGTTTATATCAATTAAATCATCTGGAATGTGAAGTCACCTTCATTCAGGAAATAATCCTGCTCAAGAAGGTAAATTGCATTGATAAGTGATACAACCATATCAACCTTGCCGTTGCTCTTTTTCTTGCTCACATACATATTTTTGTTTGTGTCATATGCACATTTCGCATTCTGATAATTGATTTCAAGAAGTTTATTTTCTGTATACTTGAATTTCTGTTTAAGGATTGCTTCTTTCATCCTCTTTGTCGGAGAATGTAGCACGCTTGAATACTGCTTTATCTGAACCGTGTTATAGCCCTCATTAGCCAATTTCTGCGCTGTGCTTAATGCATTCCATCTATCATATCCAATCGCCTGTATTTGTACGTTATAACGGCTCTCAAGGCTCAAGATGAACTGCTCAACAAACGCATATGAGATAACTCTGTCACCGCACGCAAATACCTTATCACTCTTCAATAGTTCTTGATAGTTCACACGTTCTGAGATTGTTTTCTCTGTGATCCTGTCTGCTGGAATGAACGCAAAACTTTCTGCAAGAATGTTATCATCATCATCTACAGAAACCATGGCAACAGATGTATTATCATTCGATTCTGAAAGGTCAACTCCTAAATATACAACTCTGCCGTTCCAATCAATATCAGCAACCTTGCACGCCTGAACATCCTTAACATCAATAAATGTTTCAGTTCCTTGTCCTTGATAAATAATGTTGCAATGCTTTGTTACAAAGTTCTCTCGCTCGTTCTCAATGGCAATGGCTCTCGCACGCTTCTTGACAAGATCATCCCAGATTTCAGGGATTTCCAATGATGCAGGATTCGCCTGCTTCAAAACAAGATTGTCTGTTTCCCAGTCTGATGTTTTGTCAGGTTCATATAAAAGTGCAAAAACAGTATCGTCTTTCTCGATACCGTCCAGAACCTTCTTGGCATACGCAACTTCATCTTCAAACGGATTGTCGATTGTCGGGTATTTTGTACTGATAACGAACCCTAGTTTGTTAACAACGTTTAGCTGTCCTGATCTCATCGCTTCGACAGGATAACCATTTGGCAATGCTCCAACTTCATCTGCGATAAATGCATTCGGCATACGTCCGTCCATACGATTGTTACTGTATGCTAACGGGATCAACGTGTTTTCATTCGGTTTGAATTTGATGTAGTCCCTTAACAACTTGAAACGCTTCGTTCCTTTATATTCATAAATAAGCGGACTGCTTTTAATTGTGTCTGAGATTGCTTCTTTTATTTCCCTTGACAATGCACCATCTGGCGCAACTGAAAAGAACTTTGAGAACCTAGGCTCAGTAAGAAACAGAATAATAAAGATTGTTCCAACTGTATATGTTTTGAAATTTTTTCTGCAAATTTCCAACAGTCCCGTCTCGTATCTGCGCTTTTTCGGTTTGTCACGATATACGGTGCATAACATGGCTGTATAAATTAGCCATTGATACCCAGTTGCGCACTTATACATTGACTGTCCTGCTTTCAATCCCTTCGGCATGATAAGCAGTTTCAGAATGTTTTCGATCTGCTGAACCTTCTTTTCAGATACAAAGTACTTTGCGTTTTTTCCTTCTGCAATCTTCATCCATGCTTTCATTTGTAACTTGACGTATCTCGGTGTGGTTTTCTTTCTAATAGAGTTTTTGCAATATTCATAAGCCTTACTGCTCGTCACTGCCATCATCGTCACCGCCATTTATTAACTGAAGCAACGGGTCAGTATCATTTTCAGAATTATCATCACTGGAAAATCTCGAAATGATCTTCATTAACGTGCTCACTGTCTTATTTGCACTGTCAGTTGTTCGGTTATAATCCTGAATGGCTGGATGTGAATATACGTTTTTTCTTCCTTTCACATATTCTTTCGTTACCAACACGCCGTCATTTTTGATTGACGATTCAAGCTCGTTTAATATTTTCAACTGCACCATGTATCGCCTGAATGTCGTAATGAAGAAGAAGTTTTTATCAACGCCAAACGCTTCTGCTTTCTGTAATATTTCTTCAGCCTGTTCATTTACTGTTTTTCGCATAATTCTCTCACCGCCTTAAATGCACTTTTGATTGTATCTTCCATATCATAATATTTGTACTCTGCAAGCCTTCCAACTGTGATCAATCCATCACGGTCTGCAAGTTCTTTGTATTTCTGATACAGCGCTTTGTTCTTTTCATCCTCAATCGGATAGTATCGCTCTTTCCCGATATTCCATTTCTGCGGATATTCCTTCGTGATAATGGTTGTCGGTGTTTTCACCCCTGTAAAATGCTTGTGTTCAATAATCCTAGTCCACGGAACTCTAGCATCGGTATAATTCACGACAGCATTGCCTTGATAATTTTCTTCCTTCAATTCCTCAGTTTCAAATTTCAGGCTACGATATTCCAACGTTCCAAAACAGTAATTGTAATATTCGTCAATAGCACCTGTTAGAACAACGTTTTTAGCCGATTCTAGCCACTTTTTATCAGAACATGAACACTTATACCCTGTAACCACTTCAACGCCTTCTAGGAGCTTTCCAATGAGTTTAGAATACCCCTCAACAGGTATGCCCTGATACTTTGCATTGAAATAATTATTGTTGTACGTGAATCGCAACGGAATACGCCTGATAATACTTTTGTCAAGTTCCTTGCATGGCTTTCCCCACTGCTTTTCTGTGTATCCTTTTATCAATTTATCATAAATATCCGTGCCTACAAGATTTAGAACATATTCTTCGAGATTCTTCGGATCTTCGCACGGTATCCGTTGTTCTTCAATCTTCTTTTTAGCTTCTTCAGGTGTTACAACGCCCCACAGTTTAGAGAATGTGTTCATGTTAAACGGAAGATTATATATTTCGCCTTTGCAATTTGCAATCGGTTCATTGATGAAATTGTTAAAACTAGCGAAGTTGTTTACATAATCCCATATGGCAATGTCATTAGTTCTAAATATATGAGGACCGTATAGATGCACGTTTATTCCGCTGATTTCCTTGTCCCTTATATTTCCACCAACCTCGGTGCGATCTTCCAGAATAACGCATTTATAGCCCTTGTCCGTCAATTCTCTGGCTACCACTGAACCGCTCAGTCCTGCACCTATAATCAGATAGTCAATGTCTTTCATGCTTGCACCACCTTTCTGACAGAAGCTTTGGCACGGCATTATTCCAACTGATAGTGTGATGAATCCTGAAGTCAGTAATTCCCATCGCTGAAACCTTCACAAATGAAGGACAACACAAGACACTGTAAAACGATTTTCGATATGTACCATTCTTTTGATAGATGTCAGTCATTCCACCAGTATTATGCTGAGTCGCAGGAGTAATCACCTGCAAGCTCGAAATGGTATAGAACAACTTTCCTCGTGATCCGTGCAAAATGCATGATGTAATATCATCGTTCATACGCATGACAAATTGAAATTTGTCTTTTGCTTTTAAGAAAAACGATCCCATTGTTTTCCTGAACATTCCTGCTTGGAACCTATCACTAGCAACTCCGCCAATGTAATCACTTGATAATGCAAATGATAAAGCAGTCAACGACGTTGATAAAAATAAATCAAGGCACGCATCGAATACAGCATCAAGGTCAGTAACCATCATGCTTTGTAATTTATCATCATCTGCATATCTTATTGCAATTTCAGAAAAATCATCATCAAGCTGTAGGTGGCATTCATAGCCAAGACGTTCTGCTTCATCTTGAATAAAGTTTCTCGCAAACACGCCAACCCTTCTGTCTGTGTCCATATCGCCAAGGTCGATTTTGCTTACATAGTCTCGCTTATCAAATTGAATGATGTGATCTCCAAACTCATTTCTGTACAGTTCTTCTTGATCATCCTCATTGTCTATAACAACATACCAATCACCTGTATAATGAAAACGTTTCAACATATTAACTGTCTTGATATTGTTCGCACGTCCATGTGAAAGAATAAATACAGCAAAGTTTTTATTCCTCATTGTCTTCACCGCCCCCACCTTCAGCAATCAAGTCCTCGACAGCCTTTGTAAGTTTCACATATCCGTTTGCAATTGCATCATCAATGTCAATAATGACAAGTGCTGATTTCTCCATAAGAATCTGCATTTCTTCAGATGCATTGGAATAATAATCAGCAATCTTTGAATAATTGAATTTAAGATGTCTATAAGCCCCTTTGATGAGAAAATTCTTTTGATCTTCAGTAACGTTTGACTCTTTGATTTCCTTAATCAACTCGTTCGTCTTTTCATCATCAATCAAGTCCATAATATCGACAAAATCTCCTGTCGGTTCGTACTGTGGAATGTGTTTCTTCTGGCTGTAAGGATTTTCTTCGTCTGGAAGCTCAACGTCCATAGTATCATCATCCTTGAAAAGATCATCCCCGAACTGTGTCATATCCATCATAATGTCGCTCAGTTCTTCAGCAAGTTTTGTGTTGTCCCATGTGCTGTATTCGGATACTTTGTTATCTGCGATTCTGAATGCCTTGATCTGATCTTCAGTAAGATCATCAGCCACAATACAAGGAACTTCATCAATGCCTAGCTTCTTACATGCTTTAAGTCTTGTATGACCTGTGATCAATACGCCGTCACTACTCACAACGCACGGAACTTTGAAGCCGAACTCCTCAATGCTCTTTGCTACATAGTCAACAGCTTCATCATTATTTCTCGGATTGTTCTCATACGGAATTAAGTCCTTTACCTTCTTGTAAACGATGTTCATTTTTTTGTTTTCCATTTTTATTTTTTCCTTTCTTATAGCCTGCTAATGTTCCACGTGGAACATTTTTTGATTTTTTGTTTCTTTTTGAAACATAAAAACGGCTATATTCACATTATAGCGTGATATTTGCCGTTTTTCCAAAAAACCATAAGATTTTTTTAATTTTGTGTTCATTCCTTTAGGCGTTTCATCTCACTGTCTCACCAGAAAATGCCCGTTACCATGGGGCGATTATTTCAGCCTGTCTATTCTCTGCCTTGCTAGCTTCTTCAAATACTCTTTGTCAATCATTCCTGCATCAGCTAACCTGTGACAGTCTTTGCATAAACAGATAAGGTTATCATCATTCAGCCATAACTCTGGATTGTCTTTCAGCTTCTCTATGTGATGTACCTCAACATTTCTGTAATTGTAAATACCTTTGTCTTTGCATACTTCACATAGATAGTTTGCATCCTCTCTGATCTGCTTGCTCTTCTCTGTCCATGCACTCTTGCTTCTCAGCCTTGACTCTGTATAACTGTACTTGTATCGCTTCTTTTCTACATGGCATGCATACCCTTTCGGATGTATCTTCCCGCATCTACTACATGAATAATAGCCTTGTGCCATTACTTCACTCTTAAACGCTGTCCAGTATAAATCTTGTTTGGATTAGCAATACCATTAATCTGTGCTAAACGCTGATATGTTGTTCCGTATTTAGAAGCAATACCGCTTAATGTATCGCCACGTTTAACAGTATAATATACTGCTTTGCTTGCTTTGTTAGCATTCATTAATTTACTTACAATTGCTTGTATTGCTGTGTAGTTATATCCTGCACTTGTTAAACGCTGTTTGCGATCATCACCATTGCCCCACTTTCCTGCAATGACTTCCTGTGCAATCTCTTCATTAGATTTCTTTTTCAACTTTGCATTCACTGCATTCTGAACAACATTGTAGTCATATCCTGCATCGGTTAAGCGTTTCTTTCTGTCAGCTCCATCACCCCATTGACCTGCAATTACTTCATTAGCAATCTGATCAATTGGTTTTGACTGAGGTTGTGTTGTGTTACCTCTTGAATATCTTGAAAGGTCTGCATACATTACATTCTTGTCTAATGGCTTAGAAGTGTACTGTTGTAATGTGCCATATTGTGAAGTGTTTGTGTGCTGTGTTCCATCATTCTTGCCCCAGTTAGCCACCCATTTGTCGAATCTGTCATTTAAGCCTTTTACATAATCAAGCCATGAACTAGAAGTGTAAATACCAGAATAATATCCTGCGTCTTCAATCATCTTACAGAATTTATAGCAGATTGGTGCAATAGTTCCATTTGAGAACTTAAAGCCGTGCTTCTTCTTGTATCCGTCTGCATCTTCCATGTCGAACCAGACACCAACCTTGATGTCGTTCTTATATTTTGCGATTGCATTAAGCACTCCTCTTGCTTCTGCTTCTGCATCTGCTTCATTCAGTGCATATGAATAATGATAAACACCGAATGGAATGCCTAGCCTTTTACATTCGTTCACGTTTCTTTCAAATTTTTCGTCTAAATGAAAGTGACCATATCCAACTCTAATAATTACAAACTGTCCTTTATATGGTTCTAAATTAATATTGCCGTTGTGTTTTGATATATCAATACCGTACATTTCTTAATCCCTCCTTATTTGGCCTTGTCTTCAAGTTCTTTGATTCTTGCTTCGTGATCATCCTTGTACTTAAATAGTGTTTTTACACGTTCCGTAACAAGAATGAGTTGTTCTGATACCTTTTTCAACTGTTCAGTCTTTTCACCATTTTCTGCCATCATTTTCTTTGACGTATCATAGAATTCGTCAAGTTTCACGTTGATTTTTACAAAATTTTTTTCGATGTCCATCTGCCTATTCTTTTCTCGCTCTGCCTGTTCTTCCTGACGTTTTTTTCCACCTGCAAAGGTATTTATTAACGTACATGCAAGCGATGTCAAAGAAATAAGTAATGCGATGCTTATGCTTGTATCAGTATTCATTTATTCCACCTTTTTATAATTTGCTGAACTAATTTGTAAACATGCACCAATGCAAGTGCCAATTGCTGAAATAGTTCCTGCAATAGCCTCTGCATAACTCCATCCCCAGATTTTGCCGAGCGTGATAATTAATACTGAAAATGCGTTTGTTCCTACAAGTGCCACCCATTTTAGAATGTCATATGTTTTATTAGAAAAAACCATTTTTTGCCCTCCTTTTCTAACATTTTTTGCCATCTTCCACAAGGTTAATTATACCCTAATTATGGCGAAAAAAAAGGGTTTTTATACCCTTTTTTCAATCATAATTTCAATAGTCCAAGTTCTTCAAGTGTATACTTTCTGCCGAGTTCCATGCCTTTGTACATATCAGCTTCAAAAGTCGGTAGGATAATGCATTCTGGGCAAGCTCCGTCAAATGGTTGTTTTGTAATAATCGTGATGCGGTATCTGTCTTCAATGAAAGTTATTTCTTTTGAAATAAATATAACATCACCTCTGAACGGTCTAATGACTGCACTCAGATATTTCTTTTCTACTTCATCTAGGATTGACTCTCTGTATTCTTCACATAGCCATTTAAATGTACTAGATGCACCAAGTAATCGCTTTTCACAATGTTTAAATGCAATTATCTTAATAGCTTTATTCATCCTGTTGCCATCGCCATCGATAACATTTTTTTTTAGTAAATTTTGATATTCTTCGATAATCTCATCTTTGTATTTTTCAATGTTTAGCATATCTATAGCCCCAATTCATATTTCGTTTTATTTTTCCTTTAATTCTTCTACTAACTCTTCGTAATAGCTTTTTAAATCCTTCTTTGGTACATATCATAAGTATCTCGATCATTCGTTCAACGCCTTTTTGACAGCCTGATATACAGCACCATAAATGCATTTGTAAAGTTCATCATAGTCAACTGCTTTAGGCCCTTCTGTTACGCTTTCTGAGCCTTTAGAACCGTCAACCGGCTTTGCCTCTATATCTTCACTGCTGATGCCGTAATATTTCTCTAAGGCTTCAAGAAACCTTTTGTCGATCATTCCATTGCTTAAATACCCATGTGATCTACCAAGAGCAATGCTCATTTTCGCCTGAGTAAGTCCTTTACTTTTGATAATGTCTTTTAATTTTTCCCTGCTGAATGTGTATATTTTTTTCATGTTTTTTACCTTTCTTTTTTTTGCTCGATACTGATTGATGTTGTGTGCGTATCATTGAAATCCATCACAGAAGTAATCTTTCTGTCTCCGTAGTCTTTTTTTACTCTTTCAAATTTAAACAAGCCTATAGGCATTCCGAATGGAAATATTTCTCTGCTTTCAATCAGTTCGATAGTTTTGTACTTTGGATTAAAGTCTTTGACAAGGGTCCCCTCAACACCATCTAACAATTTATGTGAATTATCCATGATTCTTTATGCTCCTCAATTTCTTTGCTTTTATTTTTTTTGTTCGATAATAATTTTCCCTTTTTCTGCCTTCACTGTGATCTCTTTTTCAGGATCAAGCCCAGATTCCGCCACAATCTTTTTTGATATTGTCGCATTATACGTGTTGATTTTTACATCGCCACACATAGTTTTGTACTTCATTTTCGCAAGTTTTGCCATTTTTTTTTACCTCTCATTTATTTTTAAACGCTCATGAAGTCGTTTGAGAATGCCAACACTAAGTATTAGGAGAAACGATTTTCAGTAAAAGTATTGGGAAATTATAAGTCATATTATAAGTATTGCGTTTTGTGCTGACACCCTCGAACGGCTTCACGAGCCATTTTTTTATATTCATTTAGTTCTCTTTCCAAAAGCATCCAATCGCTATCAAAACTATTGATACTGCTATGAGTAAGATTCCAATAATATCCATATAATTAGTCTTCCTCTCTGAGCCATTCTATTATTGACTCACTGTCATGAAATGGGCATTTATTGCACTCATTATCAAAATCATCATCAAAATAATCACAATAATCATCAAAAAATAAAGTATAGAGTATATTACATCTCATGCTTGCTTCCGATGCGACATAATCAAGCTTTTCTTCATCAACTTCAATAGTTTTCATTTAAACCACCTCTAGTCTTTTCATTGCTATCTGTCTCCTGTAACAAGAAAATACTGCACGAAAAGAATATTCATAAATAATGAACTGCAACAGAAGACTTTTACCTCTGTTGAATTCCAGTTATTGCCTGTCAATACCATAGAAATAAGAATAACTAATATGCATACATCCGATACAAGGCATAATGCCCTGTTTTTATTTAATTTTTTCATTTGTGATCACTCCTTATTAAGAATCCCTATATTGAAAATGAGATTAAAGAAACAAAATCTAAAAGGTATTTAATAGAATTTTCTTATGAGTCACGTTTTGATTAGTCCGTGCAACTAATGTTTTTTTTAAAAATTTGGTGTATCAATATAGGGATATACTTATAAATCAATTTCAATACGACCCATCAAGAACGCCTCTAATCTTTTCCAACTTATCGTCTAGCATTCTCATTTCGCATTCTATGCACTCTGCATCATATTCAGTGTCAGCAAGAACATCTCCTAAATTATCGCAATATTCTTCTAACGCTTTTATGTAGCCGTCTTTATCGAGAAGACTATTGCTACGGTTATCATATCCGATAAAGTCTTCTTGATGTGGTCTTTTTAAATTGGTAATATCATACTTACTGTCTGGCTTTTTAATCCATTTCAGAAAACTTCCTTTTGAATAGAATGGGCAATTTTCTCCACAACTATAGCCATCACAAGGAACATCAATTCTATTTTCTTTTAGTGCTTCATTGAAATCATCACAGACACAGTTTCCTTCAACTTCCGCTTCCCCAATGAAGTTAGCGACTGCTTCTAACTTTTCACTACTAACAGATTCCATGTTTTTCTGCACCCCCTATTTTTCGACCAGCTGAACATCTGCAACATTTTCTTGTGACTTGACAGTGTATCCAATAACGTAATATTTCTTTTTTAATTCTTCAAGTTCGTTCAAAAACTGATGATAAGTGATGTAGATTACTTTTTTTGTTAAATAGTTATTCATTTCTAATCTCATGCTTTCACCGCCTTTATCCATAAAACACTGTTATCACTGCTAATATTTGTAACAACCATATCACCGATTCTATATAGTCTGTATTCTGTTAAAGAAACGATATCGTGTACAGTACCTATAAAAGATTTGTCAGAAAATCTGATAATAATTAATTGGTCTGTTCTACATCTGCTTACTATTTCATTCACCCTCATCATCACTCCCCCTTATCTGATAAATAAGTAAATCATCAACATCAGTGTAGAAGCATAGGCTACTGCAAGTATAAAGAAATCTCTGTTAGCTGCTTTATTGTTTTTAACAAGCTTATTGTTTAATTCCTGAAGATCATCTATCTTTTTTAAATCCTCATTGTAAATACTCAATATATTTTTGTTTGCTTCTTTATAACTTTCGCACTTATCTTCTAAATTTTCATTTTCAGCCTTTAAATCTTCTAGTTCTTCTTTCAAATATGAATACTCTTCTTCTAGCTTCTTGTATTCAGCTTCCTTTTCTTCTACCATTTCCTGTACTTTTTCAGCGCTAAAAACTGCCATCGCATTTAGCCTCCTCCTCTAATTCTTTTATATGATCATGTGTTCTTTGCATGGATCTTTCTATTTTTCTTTCTATGATGCCTGCAATTTCACGTACCTCTAGATAATCCATCAAATATAGCTCACAGATGCATATCAATACATCTGCAACCTCTTCATCTAAATGTGAGGCATTAATAGGGTCAAATCCATTACGTTTTATTTTTGATATTGCTTGTATCAATTCTGCATTTTCTTCCATTGCGATAGTGAGCATGTGCTGATCGCCCCATGTTTCGCATACTTCTTTAAGTTTAGGGCAATTCGATACAAGCGTATCGAATACCTTATTTAATTCCTGTGAATCCATCTATTTTTATCCTCCCATGTGTGGGCAGATGCATTCCCATGCATAATCTTGGAATGCAAAATAGGAATCCTTCGTGATCTTTCCGTTAATAATTTCAATTTCCAGATTAAACTCCATCCCTCTTTCAAAAGCGTAGATTCTCATATCAACATGATACTTCTGGCATACTTTTAATAATTCATCGGAACTGATAACCCATGCGAATTCCGCATCGAGGGCAATGGTCTGAATAAAATCATCATCTTCTTCTTCAAAGTATACATCTAGATCATAAACGAATCCTCTTCGTGTTCCTTCAATCCAACATTTTTCATTACAATCAACATATCCGCATTCATCTAGTTCAAGTTTTGCATGTTCCTTTTTAAAAGGATCACAAGGCTTCAATCCATTTAAAACAAAATTCTGTAAATCCTTCTGTTTTCCACGTACTCTAAGAGTACCGACGCACCAATTTGGCATATCATTGTTCCTCCTTAATATTCTTAATAACACAATTTTCTAAAACTTCTTTGATTTCTATAGGCTCTTTATCTTCCCATTTTACAAAACAAAATAAATCGTCAAAATATTTCATAAGTCTAGCGTGCCCGTAAAGAGTGCCCCATACATCTTCATTCTTAGATGGCTTATCTCTGTAAATATATAGCGCGCCATCTCTGTCTCTAGCAATATACTTATATCTTTTACCATTCCAATACTTGAGTAACTCATACTCTAATCTAGTTACCTTGGTTGACTCTTTACATTCTGATAAAAGCCATTTAACCTTTCTAACAGTGCAAGTATTTTTTAGCCCTTCGTCAATGTTATTTTGAGAACTAAATATACATGTAGTGCAGTCTTTAGACTCGCAATCTGTAATGTGATCACTAATACCGAACCTATAATTTTTACTTTCTATTTCATTCTTATACTTTTCAGCTCGAATCCATTCTCATATGCTTTTTTTAAGTCATCTTTATCATCTAAATCATAGCCTAAGCACCACAATGCCTCTTTAGTAGTCATTCTGTGGTTTGTAGTTACTTCTCCGATTAACTTGCCGTTATAAAATAGTTTCATTTTCCGTTTCCTCCTTGGGATTTCTCTATCCCTCTTTGCAGGTATATATTGCCATATTATTACATTATAATCAATACTTTTTGTTAAATTTTGTTTCTTTTTGAAACATTAAATTCAGCACTTTTTTATAAAAAACAGGACTTTTTAGTCCTGTAATTCTTCGATATATTTTGAGATCAATGCCATGTATGCTTCTCTGTCTGGCTTTTCTTCATAGTTTACAGTGATCTGCATAGCATTCAGCTTTTCCGCAATCTTGCAAGCTTTGTTAATCTGCTCTGCAAATTTCTTTGTTTCTTCGATGCTCTGTGTTCCACAAGCTGACCAGTTCACACCGAATGTTTTTAATTCTGCACCCCAGCTTGGATTTTCACAAATCGAAACTGTTCTACCTTCCATAATTTTGTCTACCGCACTCATAAGTGCTGTATATTCCATATAGTTCATGTTTGTCATTTTCTTTGTTCCTCTCTTTCTTTTTACAGTTATATTATAATACTATAATACAGAAAAGTCAAACGTTTTCATGACATTTTTTGGCAATTTGTGATCAAAATAAAAAGACTAGGTTTTCCTAGTCAGTTGTTCTAAAGTAATACTGAAGTTCATCACCATCGAAATGGTCAAGAACCCATTCATCAGCCTTTCGCCAAAGTTCATCATACATCTCAGCAAGCATCCAGTTCCTGCTGTGATCATGTTCAAAGATCTTCCAGTTCAGAACCATAACAAGCTCTGTCATGTATTCAATATTGTTCTGCCATGCATTGAATGCTCGGCAATAAGTATCTCGAATTGCAGAACCACCGAAATGGTCTGCAATGCTGAAATCCTCGTAAAACGTTGTGCGTGGCTTATATCCTGTCATTGCTTCGATATTCCACGTTTTAATTGGTCCGATATCAATTGTTTCGATGTTTTTCATGTTTTTTTACCTTCCTTTTTTTGTGTGCCCACACTTTAGGCGGTGGGCTTGCCTTTATATCATTAATTCATTGCCTGCACTTGGCTTGCGCTGAAGAAGCTTGCTTTTTTCATGAACATTTTTTTCTGTTCTTCGGTCATTCCTTCGCTATTTTCAACTTCCTTTGATACACATTTCCAGATGTAGAACTGTGCAACAGCTTTCTCGCCTTTCTTCACACAATAACCGAGCTTTTTCCATGCTTGGAATGTATGAATGTCTTCTGGTTCATCGAGGATCATTTTGTTGCCGTTTTCATCTTCAACTTCAAACTGATTGCCTGTTGTTCCGATTTTTCCATTTTTCATAAGTTCAACTGCTTCATTGAATATAATTTGTGCGTTTGTCATGTTCTTTTTTTCCTTTCTTTTTCCCTTTCTCTTTACGCTTATTATAATATCATAATATGTAAGCGATTGCAATACATTTTTCCGTATTTTGTTTCTTTTTGAAACTTTTAACCGTTTAATATATCCATAAGTCTTGAATCCTGCATCTTGTTTTTTCTTCTATCCTCACCACTAACAAGTACAGGAAGGCACATCTCAATAATACGGCTGTATATTCTGGCTTTGCTTGTATCTTCTGTATGGTACAGATCTGTATATTTAAGATTCGTTGTAATGATCATCGGCTTTCCGCTTCTGTATCTTGCATCAATGATGTTATACACCAGCTCGTTTACGTACTCAGTGTTTCGCTCAATTCCGAGATCATCAATCACAAGAAGATCAAACTCGTTCAGGCTGTCCAGATACTTCTGCTTGCCTTCATACATGCCCTGAATCGTATTGATGATACGAGCAAAATTTGTTACAAGACACGGAACGCCATTGTCAATCAATTCATTCGCAATGCATGATGCAAGAAACGTCTTGCCTGTTCCAACACCACCAAACAGAATAAGTCCTTTTCCTGCTTTCTTGAACTCGTCAAACCTTCTCACATAATTCCTGCACATGTCGCTAGCCTTCTTTGATTTCTGATCATCGAGATCAAATCGGCATTTCTGAAGTTCTTTGTCAGGAAAGCCTGTGTTCCTGTATTTTTCAATTCGTGCCAGTCTGTCCTGTTTCTTTTGCTCTGCAATCATGCATGAACACATCACTGGAACATATCCACCAATCAGCGACAGCCATTCTCTTCGTGGCTCGTTGCATTTTCGGCAGTAAATCATATTGCCTTTGATATACTCAGATTTATCACAAGTGGCAAGCATGCGCTGTATCGCTTCCACCGTCGGATCTTCATTCTTAAATATATCGTATATGCTTTTCATGTTTCCGTCCTTCTTTCTTTAAAGGTGTTTTATATGTTATTGCTTCACTTTTTTTAGGTAATCTTCATCTTCATCAAATAGTGTGAATGTTTCATCTTCAATATTTGCACATAGCTTATAATTATACATATCATCTCGTTCATAATAGATACCATCAACACACTTGTTAGCATGTCTAATGATGTAATAGTGACTTAGACTTTTAAAATAGTCCATTCCTTTTAATTCTAATGCTTCTTTACTTACATAATATTTTGTTCCCATTTTCCGTTCCTCCTGTAAATTAGTGTTTTTTAGTGTTGTCGCTTCACCAGACTCTTGTTATTTACAAATTGCAGTCACGATGCATTGAATACGTACTATCATCATCTTCACCATTAGTTAACACATAAAAATGTTCATGGACGCCCCTAAGATAACGATATTTACAAAAAATAACTACATTTCCTTCTCTATAAATTCTATTTGTATTTTCTTTGACTTTTCCTAGAGGATAATCTCTAAAAAACTTTTTACCAAATAGTTTTACCAATGCTCTACTTACATAAACTTTTGTTTCTGCTTTCTTATTTGTGTTTACTTTTCTTTTCATTTTCTGTTCCTCTTTCTTTCTACAACATTATAATATCATAATATGAAAGCGATTGCAATACTTTTTGGCGCATTTTGTTTCTATTTGAAACTTATTTGCCGTAGAACATTTTCATGAGATCTTCTTCCGACTCATAGCCGTTCTGGTCGTATTTCTTCTCTGGCTGTTTCTCCTGCTTTGTATATTCATCCTTTAATGGGAAGATTCCTTGCCAGTTATGCGTTATTGACTGATTAATGATAGCGATCTTTGTCGTGTCGTTATTTCCCAATTCATCAAGTTTCTTCAGCATGAGTTTGAGAGCATACTCTGTCATAGGTTTCTTGATGAATGATCTCATCTGAACAAATGCTTTCAGTGCATTCTGAAGTTCTTCATTTTCTGTGTATTCAGTAATCTGTTCATCATACGACTTGGTTTGCTTCTTTGGCTTTCTTTCTTTCTTATTATCTTTAAGCACTTCTATTTCTTTTTCTAAGCATTTAATTTTTTCTTTTAAAGCATTTGTTTCTTCATTGCCACTTGTACAATTTTCTACTTGTTGATTTTGGGTATTGTTGATATTTTGCACTTTTATCTTAATTTCATCAGCTTTTCTTTCATTCACAAGGTACGAAACCTTTATGAACCAGCCTTCGATTTTTCCATCTTTTCTACGCTGAACAATATCAATCAGACCGTGTTCCTTCAACGCCTGCTTTGTTTTCTGAATCTTTGAAATGCCCCATTTAAGTGACTTCTTCACATACTGATCGTTTGCTTTCACAGTGTTTGTCTTCTGCCACTTTGCTGTTTTGTAATAAAACACATACAGTGCAATACAATCTGCACAATTTTCAAGCTGAAATAACCTATCAACAGTTATTTTGTTAAGGATCAACAGATCATCTGCAATGTCATTTAATTCTATATCGTTCATGGTTAGTAACCCTCCTATTTCTAAAAACAAAAAACCGCATCACATTAAGTCCGCCAACCTAATGCAATACGGTTCATGTACCTATTCAGTTTAATTCACTGCTATTCAGCAATGGCGGTTACTGAATAGGTGGTGTAGATTTTTGCTACTCTATAATATTATCATCATAATGTGATTAAGTCAACACATTTTGCCGACTTTCGTTTCTTTTTGAAACTTCTTGATGTCTTTACTTGTAACGATGCTGATTGTGTAATCTGGATTTTTGTATTCAAACAGTTTTTGCTTTAACCGAAATACGTCCGTAATTACCGCTGTAGAGCCTTTTACATCTTCTATGATAATTCTATCATCCTTGGTTAGAATGTACCTGAAATCGGCTTTATACACGGTTCTACGCCACGTCTTGCCATTCTTCTTGAATGATGGTATAAGCTCAAAAGAAGGCTGTAATTCCAACTCCCTTATAACTCCTGCACGTTCCAAAATCTTCAACTGTGCATACCGTTCAGCTTCAAGCTTCGAATCGAACTTGATGCCATCAGCAACCGTCTTTGTATTGTGATATTTTCTATACAATCAAATCACCTCACAGATAAGATTTTCCGAAAATGTCGATAAATTCATCTGTTGTCCATGAATACTCGTCCATGGCTCGTTCCTGTCCCAACTTTTTTAGATACATGTCAAATTCATGCCCTTTTCGGTTATGCACGCCGTACTCAGACATGTTGTGATCTTCAGGTCTGATGAATACGATAAGACCATACTTTATTGATTTTTTCCTGTTGGCAGTGCCAAAAAATATTTCGTGCCTATGTGTGCCCTCATAACGCTGATTGCTGTAATAATATGTATGACCGTTTGCCTGATACATGCCGTTAGGCATAATAGATTCCTTCAACTAATCGCCCCCTATGAACTTTAATTGTGCTATCTCTGACGGTGTTAGCACTGGTATTCCTATTTCTTCGCATTCGCTTCTTACACCATCAAGCAATATTGCGAACTCCTTAGAATCCATCTGTGAACTGCCTTTATAAATCTTATAATGTGTGAACTCCTTGCCGTTTACCGTGCCTTTGCCTATCTCCTCATAGTACTTGAAATAACCATTTAGGATCACATCTGAACAAATGCTGACAACCTCATACTGCCCATATCGTTTCAGCATAAGAAAGTGGCATTCTTGGTTATCCATTCTCATAACGCTCGCCAACTGGTTGAGTAAAGACCAGTAGTACGCATTGGCTGTCAATGATCTTTTCGATTTCTTCTCTTTGATTTCATACAGCTTTTCTGCATCCTGCTGGTCGAACAACCACTGGATGATAGCTTTTGCATTTCCTATCATACCGTTATTACCACCTAGAATGGCAAATCAGACGAATCTATGTCGTATCCGTATCCTGGATTCCCCAAGCCATTATAAGGATCACTCTTATTTTGATTGCTAGGGCTATCAGATGGCATTTCACGCTTAGTTTCTAGGAACTCAACATGATTAACTAACACTTCTGTAACATACACTTTTTTTCCGAAATTATCTTCATAATTTCTTGTTCTGATAGAGCCGTTTAAGGCAATCTTATCACCCTTGTGTACGTACTGTTCCAAAAGTTCAGCTGTCTTTTTCCATGCCACGCATTGGATAAAATCAGCCTCCTGCCCGTCCTGTGTTTTAAAGTCTCTGTTGACGGCAAGAGTGAAACTTGCGACAGCCGTTCCATTGCCTGTCCTTCTTAGGTCAATGTCCCTTGTAGTACGTCCAATTAATACAACTGCATTCATTTTTCGTTTTCCTCCAAAATTTTGTCGCCAATTTCTTTAAGGATGCATTTAAACATGAAATCCTCAATAGTGGTATGCTCTTCCATAGATTTTATCGCCAATTTTTTCAAAAATTTCCCATCACATGAAATAGTAAATGTATACATTTCATCGTCTTCTGCGTTGGTTACTTCTTTTGGCTGTATATCCGCTGTGTTGGTTACTTCTTTTGACTGTGTATCCATATACTCGCTAGGATCAATCTTATAAGCATTAGTCAATACATTACTAACGTGTTTGTTCAGGCTATGGTCGCGTAATACGTGTTTGCCGACATAGCTTCTATTATATCCGCACACTATAGATAATTCTGATTGCTTGATTCCATGATTTTTTAAACATTTTCTTAACCTTTCAAAATCTACGTTTTCAACATTTTCATTACACCTTTTATTCATATTTTTTTGTTCCTCATATTTCATCATCGTTTTTCATTCAAAAATTTTTCGATTAATTCCCATGCCATGCCCTCGTTTACAGGGCTGTCAATAACTTTCCTGATGCCATCCCTGAGATGTATGATCTTCAAGAATTTTGCATCAACTCCGTAACTTTGCATCAATCCAATTCTATACAAATTCAGCTGATATGCGATCTTTTCTTTGTTTAAAGAACTGACGGTTTTAATATCCGCAACGCCAGTTTTACCATCCATCAACATTGTCATGTCTAACCGTCCACATGCAATCGGCATATCATCCTTGAAAATCACAATCGGCAACTCGCTGTCCAGAACCTCGAACCCATATTGTTTCTGCAGAAACTTAAAGTTTCGCACTGCTTCGCTTCCATCATCATAACCAGAAACATTAAAGTTTTCGATTGCCTTATGTACTGCCGTGCCTCGTTTTGACGCATTATCCAACACGGCAGGTGGCACGCTTGCATAGTCGTTTTTATACTTCACGCCCAAAATCTGCGTAACACTTGGCAACATAAGCCCATCATACAGATATGTATGAGTATCATCGAAATATTCAAGCGTACCGTCTTTTATGCTGAATGTTTCCATCATTTAACCGTGATGCGGATGGATGGTTTCACTTTTGAGATTTTTGCGTACAAGTCGTATACATCAGGATTTTCTTCTTTAAAAGTCTTGGTGTTAAACTTTTCTGTGTCATGCTCTGGAATGAATGCGATTTTCAGAAACTCATTGTCAATCTTTAATACGCCGTACTTCTGCATAGCATCAAGAATATCTTTCTTCATGCTGTCCTGCTGTTTCTTAATCTCTTTCGCCTGCTTCTCAAGGCTTACAATCTTCTCGCATACTTCTTTAGAAAAAGTAACGTCTGATCCTGTTCTTTCAATAATATTAGCCATTGTTTTCATCATCCTCATAGTCAAATTTGATAAAATTATACTTTCCGATAACTCTTTTAATTGTCTTTTTGTTTGCTCCTGTAAGCATCAACAATGTTTTTTCAACATCTGAACCAATGCCAACATCACAAGTTTCAAGCACAGTTGCTCTTTTCTCTCCGAACTGCGTATCAACTAACACTTCGTCACCACTATTGATGTTTGAAAAAAACGGTGCATAGAACAGATATGTCTTGCCATTATCAGTGTGTTTACACACTACATACTTAACGTAATTATTCATGATTTTCCGCCTTTCTCTGCTTCATGTTCTTACCGATCAACTCACTTGCCTTCGACATCGGCATATCTTCCAGCTTTTCGATATTGTTCATCTTTAACAGCTTTATAAGATTCTCGCCTGTATAGATCTTGCTCAATACTACGATTTGTCTTGGTGATGCCTTGCGCTCAGTGCTGTTAGTTGCTTCATCATCGTTTCCGTCTGTGTCTTCTTCAGTTGCCATACCAAGAAATGCACCTAATGAGTAACGCTTACGGTATGTGATCTCTGCACCTTCATCCTGAAGCTTCGCACCTTCCTTCACTGCAAACGGATAAGTGTTTGTTTCAAATACATGCCCGCTCTTGTGTACCAGAATACAGCGAACACCGTTTATGCCGTTCTCATCAACTCCAATGGGCTGTAATAGCGCAAAATTCTGATTTTCCTTGATTTTGTTTAAAATGTTGTCTAGTGGTACATAATCAAATGCCTTGCGCATCCATTCCCCTGTTTTTCTGTTCTGCACAGAATAGTTGACCTGTGCTGACTTTTCAAGTCCTCTTAACTGATTTACTAGCTCGATTAAATCAGTTGCGACTTCTGTTGTAATGTTTTCAAATCCTATCATTTTTCTTGTTTTCCTTTCTTTTTGAAACATCCTGTTCGTACTGTTTGACGATTTTTCTTAATTCTTCTGCTTGCCCTCTTTTTACGATTTCTGCTACGATTTCAAACATGTTTTCAGCTCCCAATAATCAAATTTGCATTTTCCTTGCCAAATACTTTGCAGAACACTTTGACAAGCTTTGTAGAAGGATTGTGCGTTCCCTGCTCGATACAAGCATAATGGTTCGTTGATATTCCAAGCATTTTTGCAACATCCTTCTGAGTAAAACCATTTGAAATTCTGAATACTTTTAATTCTGTTCTTTTCATTTCATGCCCCCCTTTCTGCCTACATTATAAACCCATGTCATCAAATTGCAACTACTTTTAATCAAAATACGATTATTTTTTATTGTTTCAAATAGCTACGGTGTGTTATCATCGAAATATAAACTTTTTTAGGTGGTGTAAAGAATAATGATAAACAATAAATCTATTGGAAGGAAACTAAAAGAACTGCGCAACTCCCGTAACCTTAGACAGTCTGAGCTTGCCGAACTTGTCGGGCTTTCAAGACCTGCAATATCGAATATTGAGTCTGGGAAACGTTCCTTGACTCTTTCCACTTTGAAACGTTTTTGCGAGGTTTACGGAATTGATATATCTTACTTTGGAATTGATACGTCAAGCTATGACGAAGCGACAGACCTCACACTGCGCATCGAGTCTCTGTTTCACGAGCTTCCTGAATCTGAGAAGGATGAACTGTATCTGAAGATAATGAAACTGTACCTCGACAGCAAGAATGTTTCTGATTGAAACAACCTGTCGAAAAAAAAGAGTTATCTAACTCATATTCAATTTTGAGATCTTCTTGTTCAGCATAAAGATTAAACAGCAACGAATATATTTTTTCTGCGTCCATATTTTCACCGCCCTTCATCGGCTAGTATGGACTGCTTTTTTTATTTTCAATCAAGCGGAGGTAATTTTTATGAGAAAAAAACTGCGAGTGGCAGGATATGCTCGTGTTTCCACTGACGAACAAAAGAAATATGGCTACTCAATACAGGCACAGACCGAAGAAATAACGCAATGGTGCAACGACAATGATCATATCCTTCAACATATTTATGTAGACGAAGGCTACTCAGCAAGCACCATGAAACGCCCACAGCTTCAATCCATGCTTTCAAGCCTGAAAAATCTTGATGCCATAGCTTTCACACGCCTTGACCGTCTTTCACGTAACGTTCTTGAAGCCAATAAAATGCTTGAACTTCTCCAACAGAACAATGTTGCCATGATTTCCATTTGTGAGGACGATATCAATACATCAACGGCAAACGGCTTGTTCATGTTCAACCTTAAAGTCAACCTTGCAGAACATGAACTTAAAAAAGGCTCTGAACGCATCAAAGCCGTATTTGAGTACAAGATTGCCCAAGGTCAACCTATCACTGGGAACGTTCCTTTTGGTTACAGGATTGCCACAGAAAACGGCAATAAACGCATTGTGATTGATGAATCCAAAGCGCCAATAGTTAAAGACATTTTCGAATCATTTCTCCTGCATCAATCAGTCCATCATACAGTTGAATACGTCAACAATAAATACGGACTGTCTCGACCTTACATGTCCTACATGCACATATTAAAGAATGAATTTTATGCAGGATCATACCGTGGTAACTCCAACTACGCCGAGCCATACATCACGAAAGACACATACAATGCCGTTCAGACCGCCTTACAGTCAAATATACGCACGGGAATACAGCGCCATGTATATTTATTCACTGGACTGTTAAGATGCCCAGAATGCCGTTCTAAACTTGTTGGAGTGAGCCATCCAAAAGGCGGTAAACGATACTATTATTACAGATGTAATAATGCTCACTCAGTGCATACATGCACCCACAAAAAGCATTATGCGGAACTGGCAACAGAAAAATATCTGTTGTCTAATCTTGATACACTGCTGAAAGACCATATAGCCACAATATCAAGCATCACATCTGAAACAAAAGACACAGCTGAAAAGGAATTAAAGGAACTAAGAAAAGAGTTGGATAATCTGAATTATATCTTCATCAAGAAACGTATGCCTGTAAGCACTTATGAACGTCTGTACGCTGAGACAGAAGACAAAATAAAAAGGCTTGAATCTTTCAAACCTCAAAGCACTGATCATCTTAACCAATTTTTGAACAGCGGTTGGCGCTCAATATATGAGAACCTCACACGTGAGAACAAGCGCACACTGTGGCGCAATGTTCTTGATTCTGTCCACGTTTCACCTGACAAAATAGAAGTTTTCTTCAAGTAAAAAGCAGACATTTCTGCCTGCCCTTTACTAGGAGAATTTATGACCAATGTCAACGAAAATACATCTATAATATACACCAATCAATCACCGAATGCAAACGGTGATTTTTTCTTTACTAACATTGTGTGACCTGTAGGCTATGACAAGTTAGTATAGAATTTTTCAAATAAAAAAACAGCCCGCCGAAAACTTCGACAGGCTGAGAAAGGAATGCAGTGAACATGAAACACTGCAGTAATAGTATATCATGATTTCGCTTAATATCCAACCACTCTAGTAATATAAATTGCATTTTCTGCTGAATATACTGAACCGTTGCTTTTCAGAGTGATCTGGTAATTCTGGCTAAACGTGATCATTGAATCAGAAACAGTCACAAGAGCGAACTTTGCATAGTCATAATCGGCAATATAATGAATCGTTCCTAAATGCACAAGTTTTCCGTTTGGACTGAATACCTTCACACTGCCACAAGCATTATCACCTGATGATCTGTAAAAGATTTCAAGATAAGTATAATTTTCCGCACTGTCTGACAATGTGACAGTTCCTGCTGTTCCATTTGCACTGCTGTAAAGAACCTGACCACTAATGCACACGCCATTGACTTCAAGGCTGTTATCGTACTTTGGAAAGCAATTCACACCGAAACTGTATTTCTTGATGTCAACATAAGCAATCGGAATCCCCTTCGGAAGAATCAGATTGTAGGTTGTATTGCCTAGCTTGTCTGCAATATTAATCTGCACGTTCCACTCATACTCGTTATCAGCCGAAAAATTCGTATCAACATTATCCTGAATTGTCGTGTAAGTGCTATATGTGCTGTTTGCAACCTTCTTCGTGCGGTACTTAATCGTTACCTCATTTTTTCCACCGATTGACGCATAGTTGGCATTGACATTTAAGATGGTTTCTGAATAATAATTGCTCTTTCGGTTCAGCTTGATGATTGCACTTGGCAATATCCAGTCATACACAAGCACTGTGATCTCACTGATGCCCTCGTTTCCCCTTGAATCCGTCAATTTAACGGTCGCTTTTGCATCTGATGATATATTTACCGTGCCAACGTTTATAACGCCTGTAGAGCCACTTAAAGTGCCTGTATAAGCATTTCCATTTACCACGGCAGTAATTGTTTTTAACGTGGCACTGTTTAATGCCTGCGCATTGTTTACGCTGATTTTCAATGTCGAGTTATTCCTGATAATGTACTGATTGTTTTCTGTGATTGCAACCGTTTTAGAATTTGAATCCTCATATTCAACATTAAATGTAGGATTAGAATTCACAACGTGCGCAATGATTGTACAGCTTGACGTACCTATAACCGCACTGCCACTATAAGTCGTGACCACAATTTCGCCTGTCATTTCGTTACTGTTTGGCATTTGTGCATAAAGATTAGATGCAATCCTGTCTGTATCAAGTGAAATATTATCCGTTACACCTGTTCCAATTGTATAACTGTATGAACCAAGCTTCAGCACAACTGTATGCGTAAACACGGTTGACTTGCGGTTCATATGCACAACAATAGTATCGCCGATATTAAAGTTTGGAGAATTGTTAGGCCATGTGTTCAGACTTGGCTGTGATGCTCTGCCAATATCGGGAAGGCTCCAACTTCCAGAACCTTTGCAGTTTACGCTCGTAACATAAATTGCACACTCTGCATATGCACTGAATGACTTTGAACCGTTGGTATCATGACCGATTGCAAGCTCTCCAGATGCCACAACCGTTCCAGTGTATAACTTAATTCTTGTGTTTGATTGATAAACTGTAGTTCCATTTATAACGCACTTGAAAGGGCCTGCCATATACCAATAACCAGACTTAATCCCTGCACCCTTCAACGTCCATAAAATGACGGATTGATTGTTAGCGACACTCTGATTTTTTAACATCCAGTCGAACTGTAGGCATGCGCCATCATATGCTGATGTCTTAAATGTTCCTGATGTAGCCATATTATACCCCTACTATCCCGATGCCGTCATTTGTAACAGTCTCGCCATCTTTAACAGTGATCGGAATAAACCTCGCCTTATTGCACAATGTGATCTCTTCCTCAATAACAGATTTTTTCTGATGAAACTCGTCACCTGAAACCCAGAATGTTTTTGCACCCGTGCGGTCATATCCTGCAAAACCAACTGAATTGTTGACCACCAGATATGAACCGTCAAGCCCATACATAATCAGCCCGTTTTTATCAAGTTTTGCAATCAGATTGTTTGCTTCATCGTATACCTCAATCTGTCCGTTCTGGTTAAGGTTAGAACCAAGTTTTAACGTTCCACCTTTGATCATATCAGCAACAAGATTAATCACATTTATATGTTGCATATTCAGCACATTGTCAATCGTCCATGCGCTCTCGAATGTTCCATTGATTCCAGTGCTTGAAAATCCGATTCCACCGCTGTTGATCATAATAACGTAGTGAGCTTCTTCTTTTGGTAATGCATCAACAACCAGAATCTTGTCTCCTTCATAAATAACATACGAACTGCCAAGCATTCCGAGTATTGATTCCTGTGCCTGCTGAATTGCATCTGAGAATACCACCTGTAAGTTTGCATTGTTTTGTTCCACACTCTGCTGAATTGTTGAGCTTACTGTTCCCATAAGACCAGATACTTTCTGCTTAAAATTTCCAAATTCAAGCTCCGTATACTTGCCTAGAATGCAATCATAGTCATACGAAATAACATGCGTTGTAATATCCACGCCCATTGGTTCATCAATGACTCCGATTGTATCACCTATATCAGTCAGCTTTTCAACATTTGCCTTTAACGTGTAATTTACTTTTGGAACGCAGTTTTCATCAACATATGCTTGCCCCTGCGTTCTCAAATCCTCAACCAGTGCGTTATTGTATGCCACTTCATCAAGATTGCCGTCAGCATCTTTGTAAAGGTCTTGGTCAATATTTTGGTTGAAAGACACGACTTTTGTAAATGGAATGTCATACTGCGTCTTGCTGTAAAGGTAGACTTCATCCAACATCAAGCCATCTTTTCCAACTGGCATAAGTTTTGTAACAACATCATCCCAGTTTGCCGTGCATGTCATTTCCTTCAGATTCTTTTTGTATCGTACAGTCACACCGTTATCACGCCCGATGGTACTCATGATTCCGAATCTGTAATTGTCACGCACAAAGTGTCCGCCCCAACGCTCCAGAACCGTGCTAAAAGCGTCATACAGCGATGTTCTCACGCACCTGTATGAATCTACCATGGCAATATCAGACATCACCTGAAACGGACTAGGATTGTCCGTAGCCCTGTTCAGATGATCCATCGCATCATTGCAATTTTTGTCTACAACATAACTGTCTGCAATCACGTAGTTTTCTGCATCATATGATATATGCTGTGCTTTGAACGTGATCTTGTGTTTTGTCTTCTCTGGATTCTTAATACGGAAAGCCTGTGCTCCCTGTGGCGTATCTGCAACGATGATTTTATTTGATGTCAGAATGTCAACATATGATATGTCTGCCTCAATATTCAGATAGAATTTTCCGTTGTCTTCTTTATGTACTTTTGCCTTGAATGGTCGGATAACCGCATCACCATTTGATGTAAATGTTCTATCGTTAGGAGAAAATACTCTAATCATTTAGTTCCTCCTTTCTTAGCATGTTATATCTTTATGCCGTTCTCTTCCACATGTAAACAGCTAAATATGGTGGCATATTGCTATGTGCTTTTCCTCCACCTGCATCTCCAGTTGCGTTGCCATCTTCGTTTTTAGTCGCTTTTATGTTAGGCACGATATTAGTAGCTTCCGCATTAATTCCAATACACTTAGCCCCAAAATCGGTTGTTATCTTAACAGCGTCCTTGTTAGCAACCATTGTCCAGTCGTTTGTATCATGATGATGTTCAGGCATTTCATCAATACCTAATTTATGATAGTATTGGCCACCTGTTTCACCATTTGCAAAGTCTGGTTCTCCTACCCCGAGTGAGCCAAAAGTTGTATTAGTGTTTGTTCTCATGTTTGTCCCTGCTCCAATTAGAAAACGTCCTTCCAGCCTTGCCCACTTTCCACCAAACAGTGTTGATGGGTTAGTACTATTTACGCTCATGTAAATAGAGCCAATTGGATAAACTGCATTGATTGTCTCTGTTTTGCTATCTGTTATTTTCGCTTTTACCTTGCCCCAAAAGTAGGCAAGTCCTGTTTCGTCTAAAAATGCCATATTTTAACCCTCCTTATACACATATTTCATCAATTCCTGCATTATCAATTGCTGAATATGTTCGTTGAGTGAAATCAAACGTTGTTCCGTCTAGTGCCGTTGCCGTAAATGTCGCTCCTGATCTTATAATGCTTGTTATTGCTTTTGACTGATCATAGTTTGCAACATTGCCTAGACCTACTTGTGATTTTGTGACTCCATGTGGATTGCTTTTATTGCTTATATGGCTTCTGGCTGTGGAATCCTTTAGCATGTATGTTGCTCCACTAGGGACTTTCAAATTTGATATATCAGCCATTCAAGCAACCCCCTTTATTTTGTTGTAATCGTTGCGTTTATTCCTGTAAACGCTGGTGCTGATGCACTAGCAGACTTAATGCCTGTTGCAACCGTTACATTTGTTCCTTTTGTTGGCAAAGTTCCTGCTGAGAATCCAAGTGTTAGAGTCTCATTTGAAACCGATGCCGTAAAATTTGGCAATGTGCCTACACCAGTGATTGGTGTAACACTCGCTGTGTTTACAGCAACCGTAACAGTCGGTGCTGAAACTGAACCTGCTGGTGTATATGATGCACTCGCAGAATCCTTGAATGCCAGTCCCTTGAGACTGCCTGTACTACCAAATTCATGCCACTTTTTGTCTGATGTAGACCATACAAATTCAAGCTGTCCGTAGATTACAACGTCACCGTTTGATGGCGTATAATCTACTTCATTAATCTTGATTGGTGATGTGCTAGAACCATTCGTAAGTGCCGTTGTTGTAACTCCTGCGTAATGCATAGCACCTGTTCCAGAGCCCTTAAGAATACTGATTTCACTTCTTGCTGTTGCGTCTTTGATGTCGTAAGTGACTCCACTAGGTAATGTAATTTCTGAAATATCTGCCATTTTTATTTTCCTCCTATAATCAGATTTTCTTTACTAATAGTATACGTCGTACCACTGTCCCACTTCATCTTGTCTGTACGTGATACGTGCATATCTGCATTTTTTTCATGTGTGTTTATTTTGCTGTTCAAATTTTCAAATTCTTTTTTTGCTTCGCTTGCGCTCTCAATATCATAGTCTGCAAGCGTTTTGTTCCCTTTTACATCAACATTGTTGATTTTAGGAATATTTTCTAATTCGTTATAATCGTCTGTCCCATCTGTCCCGATAACTGAAACGCTATCCATTTTTACGGTTAAATAGTCATCGTCCGCAAGCATGATAATTTTGTAAACATCCATGCTTACACCCCTTTTTCGGTATCACCCGCGAACGTGACTTCTTCTGTGATAATCAGCTTGCCTATAAACGTCTGATGTATCTTGTCGCCTTTGATAAGCTCAATGTCATAATAATAAGTTCCGTAATCAATGCAATCTGTATCTTCTGGCATGATTGAGAATGAATATACATTTCCGCTTTTAGTTATCGTTCCATCAGTCAGTTTTTTCTGGATGATAATTCTTCTCGATGATGTATTTGCTTTTACCGTAAAAGTGATTTGGGTAAATTCTTTGCTTACCTCTGTATCGTTTGCATCACGAACGGTAAAATGAATATTTCTAATGTCACCTCTAGGCATTTTAATATGTTCCATGTCATCACCTACCCTTTCGTAATAGCATCAATGTCAGTGTTTAAAATACGAGCAATATCAGCCCACTCGTATGCATAATTAGTGTTGCTTTTCTTTTTCAAAAACTGTCCTGTTGAACCACCTGCAGGAATTCCTTCCCCTTTGTCACCTTTGTCACCCTTTTCGCCTTTAAGCATAAGTATTTTCACAAGCGGTTTTTTGAAAAAATCGTTCATACTAGTTCACCCCTATCGTTACATCGTTATGAATTTTTAACGAGCCAATCAGTATTGAGAACACATCGCCATTGATGCCAATTTGCAAATCGTAATAATAATGCCCCGGCTCAACACTTACCGTATCTTCAGGAGCCACACGTACCACATAGTACAGCTTTCCATCTTCCTGCTTTGCAAATGTGATGCCATGCTCTAGCGACTTTTTGAATATCGGCGCATCATCATCAAAGTTCTCTTTGCATGTGAAGTATGCACTGTCCAGTTTTTGCAAGGCTTCGTCATACTCAACCTCGAAAGCAAATGCCAATGTGTCGCCTCTAATCATTTCAAGATTCATCTTTTCCATCATATCCACCTCGACTGTTTTTCAAACGCAATATATGTCAATGTTCCATCCCATGACACGGAGTTAGACCCTACTTTCAGCACAAAGTTATCGTAATTTCCGACAACGTATCGGTTCATCAATACATCATCATTGTACGCCTCAAGTCTTCCTGTGTCTATAGTGATTGAATTTGATGCGCTCATATCAATTCTGAACAACTGCATATCATTCAACGACAGATTGATAATCCCTGTTCCTTTGATGTGAATAACTGGCTTTGATACATAATTGCCGTTATTTCTAACTGTGATAGCACTTGTCGGATTGCTGAACGCCTTCAGTTTCTCGATATTGCTGTATTTGAACGGTTGTACATGGTACGTGATCTCAGCCGTTCTGAATCTCATAAGTCGTTCATAATCAATCGAATCCAGAATGTCGTACACGTAGTATTTTTCTGGTTCGTTTGAAAATATTACCGTTCCACTTGAATTGAAAAACGGAATAATATCATCAATATCATAATCGCCGAACAGACCGATTTTCATTTTTTTGTCATAGGCTGAATATCCAAGCCTTGTGATCACATCACCATCACGACCGTCTATCTGCTCAATGCTTGTACGCATCAAAGGCTTTGTAATCGGTGGCAATTCCTGTATCAGCAATCCTTTTAAATATCGGCTGTCTTTTTCATTTTGAATAACGTAATTTCTCATATTTTCACCGCCCTTATTCATAAATAAGTTTTGTAACAGTCTTATCCACGAAATGGCCCATTTCTTCATCGTCCATCTCGATTTTAACCTGTGATAGTGCATCCTTGAATGCCTCAACCATAGAATCGTAGCTTCTTCCACCACTTGCAGAAACACTGCCATTCACATTGAATGCGTCAGACATGCCATTTGCGAGTGCTTCTGTCTGGCTGATTAGCTCAGGGCTTGCCTTTTTAAGCGAATCACTCAACCCCTGTACCATGTCAGGCATCCAACTTTCATATTCAGCCAATGGTCCTTCATCAGGTCTTGAGAAATGAAGAAAAGACTTAATTTTATTTGCAACATCACTTACCGCACTTGTGACATGATGAATCGCATTTCTGATGCCATTTGCAATGCCCTTCACCATATCAACACCCCAGTTATACAGCTGACCCGGAAGACTTCTGATTTTCCCGACGATGTTATTTACAAGCCCAGATGCAGCATTTGCACCTGCTTGTGCCAACTGTCTCGCAAAGTTCCATGCGTTGTTCAATGTACTTGACAGCCAATTCCATACAGCAGACGGAAGACCACGGATGAATGATACAACCCTGCCAACAAAATTAGAACCTGCTTCAGAAGCCCTAGAAACCATGTTAGAAGCCCAATTCTGTACATTGCTTATAACATTACCAAGGAATGCTCCAATACGTCCAGGAAGTGCCTGAAACCACGATATGAGGTTGTCTATGAATCCACCAACTGCCGTGATTGCATTTCCGACCGTGTCCTTGAATGCATTCCACACACTTATGACGGCATTTCGGAATCCCTCATTTGTATTCCATAATGTTACGATTGTTGCTATTAGTCCTGCAAGCAACGTAGCAACCAACATAATTGGGTTGGCATTCATTACACCGTTAAGCAATGCTTGTGCAACAGATGCGCCCTCGTTAGCAACCTGAAATGCTTTAACTGCTCCAACCACGCCGTTAATCATGCTTGCTACCTTCCACGTTAACATTGCCGTTCCGATTCCTGCAACAAGTGAAATGATCGTATCGCCATTGTCCATAATAAATCCGAATAAATCACCAACACCAGAAATAATATCATCAATGACAGAAACGACAGAATCAATATCCATATTGTCGATTGCATTTGTAATGTTTGGAATCCATTCATCAGAGGCTTTTTTCAGAATCGGCTGTAATGCTTCACCAAGTTTTGAATTGATAGTATCACTCAATGTAGAAAGTCTACCGTCCAAAGTCTGAGACTGTGAATCCATTGACTTAAAGTATTTACCGCCTTCAGAAGTTGACCTCTTCATCGACTCCGTGATCTCATCAACTGACATTTTACCTTTTGATATTCTGTCATAAAGGCTTTGCATACTTTCTCCAGTATGTTCTGAGATTTCCTGTAATGGGTTGAATCCTGCATCAATCATCATGTTGATGTCTTCAAGCGATACTTTCTGCGCTGAGCTCATTTTCCCATACGCTCTCGTAATGGAATTCAGCTTGTCTGCATTACCCTGAGAAATATCACCAAGCATCATCATACTGCCGACAGCATCATCAGCATTAAAGCCAAAGTTCATCAGCAATGATGTTGCATCTGCTAACTGTGGCATATCAAATGGCGTTGTTGCTCCAATGTCAGAAAGTTTCTTAACCGTCTCGCTTGCCTTGTCTGCTGAACCTGTCATGACCGTAAATGATGTCGTGTAATACTCCATTGATTTCTGATAGTCAACCGCACCACCTACAAGCCCCTTGAATCCATCAACAACCTTACTGATTGCCTGTGATGCAAGATTAGCCATCGTACCTTTTAATACTGTAAAACCATCATTAAGGTTTTTCGATGCGCCATCAGCATCACCCATCTTTTTCGACAGATCATCAACCTGTTTTGCACTACCATCAGATTCTTTGCCTAAATTATCAATCTCTTTTGTTGTCTTGATAACATCAGCTTTTGCATTGTTCATCTGCACTGCAAGTTGTGATAGTGATTTCTTGTTGTTGTCCTGAGCCGTTGTGCTTTCGTCATACTGCTTTTGAAGTTCATCAACAACCTTTTTCTGTTCTTCGTATTCTTTTGTATTTTTACCAGACTGTGCCTCAATGCTTGCGAGCTTTCCCTTTGCATTTTCTAACTTTTCACCTAATTGTGTATGTTCATCTACTGACTGCTTAACAGCATTCTGATACTGTTTGTACTGGTCAGACACTAACTTTAGCTTTGATTTCTGTTCTTCAAGTCGCTTGTTCAGCACGTCACTCTTGGCTGTCAATGCATCAGTGCTTGTGTCGTTCTTGTCGTATGTACTTGTGACAATCTTCATTTCTGAAGATACTTCACGCAAATTCTGTGTAATCTGTTTCAACGCTCGTCTATATTCGCTCTCACCTTGTAACTTGATTGTTCCACCTAATGCCATGCACTCACCCCCTTAGAACCAGTCGTCTTCATGCTGTGATTTCTCGTATGCTTTTGCGTATGTTGTTCCTGTCTTTTCAAGCATCAACTCGAAGTCAAAATCGTTTTTGTAATGCTTATAGAACAGGTTGAAAGTT